GTGCGGCCGAGGTGATCGGCGAAGTAACGGATGGCAGGGTTTTTCTGCTCTTCCTCTGAGAGAGCAGGTCCACTCTGCCGGCTCGTGGCGAAGATTGCGGCTGGGTCCAAGCCCATGCCCTGCGCCATATCGACCAACAGATTGACCCGCTCGCGCGGATCTGGGTTAAGCGCCCTGCGGTGCATTCCAGCCCATTGCTGGATGGCATCGTAGGGAGACATTCCCGCCTGTTGCAGGTGGCCGGATAAGGTCGGCTCCTGAAAGACTGGCGCGAGCGCGGAGGTAAATTGGACTGCCGACGCGTTCGCCTGGGTTTTGGCCGTGTAGTCCCGCTCCATCTCCGTGTGGCGTCTGAGCAAGAAGCTTTGAGCTTCCGGCGTCTGCCGCGCGAACATCGTGCGGTCCTGCTCGGACCAGTGCTGTGGTGGCTGAGTGCCTGTAGGGGCTGGCTCGACCGGCTTCGCAGCACTTGCTGCTGTATCGGTGGGGCTGGGCCGCTCGGCGGCTGCTTCTCCCGGCTGCTCCTCGCCTTTCGGCGCGAAGCGACCGCGAGCATCGCGCGCTCGGCCGTCCCCGTCAATGGGTTGCGATCCGCTGTCCTCACCATCGTCGGTATCTACGCCACGCTCGACCTTGTCGTAGGCGGCCTCGGCGATGTCACGCAGGCTCTTCGGCGCCTCCTGCGGCTCCGTCGCCCCGTTCATCAGTTCCGGCTTGATCCCCGTCTCGATCGGCATTGCGCTGTGCCTCCCTCAACTGCACATCGCGACCCTTGGAAAATTGGTGACCGGCGCCTAGATCGCGCGGATCAAAACAGCCGTGCTCAGTCATATCGCGCTGGCGCTGGCGTTCGGAGGTTATTTGGCAACCCGTTACCGGGCTCTGCATTGCCTCAAAGCGGGCAAAAAAAGGTGCCGGAAGGTGAGAGCGTAAGGCGGGTGGACCAGCTCTCTCTTTCGGCACCAGTGAGCCATTGCGTAGTATGTATATCACGGCTGTAACACCGCCTTGAACGCCATCTCCAGACCTAATTCGATCTGGGTGGCGGCGAGCGACATGCGCCGCGACCCAAACCTTTCATCGCCGGGCATGGTGCCGTCCGCGTAATGCATGGCATCGAGCAGCGCCTCGGCCGCCTCTTGGAGATTGCCGAGCGCCACCGCCTGCTGATTGGTCAGCGCCTTGCCGGTGCGCCAGTCGACTATCGCGACTGCCTGCACCCCCACATCCCGTGGCCCCACTACAGCGCATTCCTCAGCTTGCGCAGCTCGGCAAAGCCGATCGATCCGCCAGCCCTCAGATTGCGCTCCTGCGCCGTCAGCCGGTCCTTCTCGGGGACCAGCTCCATCGGTGAATGCACTCGCATCAGCATGCCCAATGCCTCGCCTTCGCTAAGCGGATCGCCATCATTGTCGGTGCCGTAAGGCTCCTCGGGCGCTACCTCTACAGGATCGACCATTTCCACACCCAGGAGGACAGCTTTTTCTTCCTGCGTTTTAGGGCTGTAATCCACGTTGCTGTTGGTGACACCATCGGGGTTTTCGGTCGGATGATCGCCCTCGATCCAGGTCGTCTCGGGGGGCCGATAGGCAGGGGAATTTCCGGGGTCGTTCGGGTCATAGACCCATTCAGGATCGCCCATATCCATGCCTCCTTATGTGAAAGTGAAGTTGCTGCCGGCTGACTTGACGCCGTGATCGATAACCTTGACCACCACCGTGCCGGCCGAGCTGCGCGGATCTTGCAGCATGTCGATGCGGGTCGGTGACAAGTACTTACTATAAGGAGTGATCACACCGCCCGTCTCAACCTGAGAGAACGGCGTGAATTTCGTTCCTGTGATTTTAACCCAGGTGGGCGTCGAGCCGGCGACCATGGTGTTCGGCGACAAGCTGGTGATCGTCGGATCGTCGGTCGGGGAAACCGGCGCCGGCCCGTAAGGCTCCTGCGGCTCGATCCAGCCGCGCGGGCTGGTCACGTCCTTGGCCAGCGTCGTGCCCATTGCAGTGGCCTTGGCGGCCTGCGTACGCGGCCCGTAATCGACCGCCGTGTTCGGCCCGTTGGCGGCGATCTGATCGGTGAGCAGGGTTGCCGTGGCCGTGTCGATGTCGTCGCCTTTAACGCCGCCGATCGCGGTTTGCTGGCGCACCCATTGCGGCGTGTTCGCGGCGGTCCGCGGCGGGTATCGATGCCAGTTTTTCGGTGTGATCTCCGCTAATTTCAGCGTCGTGCGGGGCGTGTCCTGTGCCCGGTTGAGGTCGGCCAAAGCCATCGGTCTTCTCCTTACGTCTTGGGATCAGCGTCGAGTTGATCGGCCTTAGTCCGCTTGCCGCCAGGCCCCTGATCTTTGTCTTCTTGATAGTAGCCGTTCATTCGGAAGAAGCTTTCCCGCGGGTCTGGGGGGTTACCGACCGGATAAGGCGTGCGTGGGTCTTGATTGAGATCACCTGCTGCGGTGTTCTCGACCCGCGCGCGAAAGTCACCGGGGAGATGCTCGCCCTCCTTCAGCGGCTGCACCTTGGCCTCGGCCTTATCGTGGCCCTTGGCCTCACCCTGCGCCTTGTCCTTGTCGTGGCCCTTGGCCTGGCCGGGGGCCTTTTCACCAGCGCCGGCATTGCCGGCTTTATCGAGCTCGCGCGGATCGATGTCGTTCGACTTGTCCTTTTCCTTAACGTCGCCCTTGGTCTGATTCGGGCCGCTGTATTTCGTGGACATGGCTTTGCTTCCTTAAAAAATGGGGGCGCCGCCACGCCCCCGGGTCAGTTAACGCTGGCCACCCTGGCCGGGCTGCTGGCCGCCCTGGCCGGGCCGATCCTGGCCGCCCTGGCCGCCTTCGCCGGGCTTCTGCCCAGGCTTCTGCTGTGAGCCTTCGCCGCCGCCGCGCTTGTCGTCTTCGCCTTCACGTCCCATAGGACTGTTTCCTTTTAAAAAAGCCCTGACGGAGCACCAACTGGTGGAGGAGCCGCACCGTTCCCTGGCGGTGGGCCGCCGGGTGGCGGAGCGCCCGGTGGGCGGCCCCCTGGTCCTCCCGGCGGCTTCTCGATCGGCGCGCCGCCCGGTCCACCCTGGGGCGGCGGGGCTCCTGGCTGAGGGGCGCCCGGTGGCATCATTGCCATCATGCCGATCTGGGCGGAGAGTTGATCTTGAAACTCATCGATCAGCTCCACAACGCCGCGGCTGTAACGTACCGGGTGCAAGAACATCTTCAACATTTCTAGGCTGAGCTGCATGATCATTGGCGGCGGCAAGAGGCCGGTCTGCAACATCGCCACCGCGCCCTGCATGACCGCCTGCACCGACTGCATGACCATCGCCATGGCCTGCTGCTCGGCCTGCTCATCGACGGCAACCGTCGAATCACTCTCGATATCGATCGAGCACATCCGGCCAAAGTCGGAGCGCAGGATGTCCATGACCTCGGGCGTCACCGCCTCGCCGGTCATTGCCTCCAGCGTCTCGGGCGAGAAATTCTGACCAATCACCTCAGCTTTGAGGCGCAACAGATCGCGGACGAAATTGTCGGTCTGGGTCTTGGCGTCATCGAGCCGATTGACGCCCATCGAGCCCTTGATGCGCTGGGCCGTGGCCGTCTCGCTGGCCTTGGTGGCACCGCGCATGATGTCCGAGATCCCCATGATCTCGTAAATCGCCTGCTTTTGCTGTTCACGCGCGAGGTAAAGCTTGTCGAGCGCCTGCATCCAAACATCGATCGGCACCAGCCAGATGTGCGATTGCAGTCCGCCGGTCAGCATATCCACGCCATCGACAGGGATCATCTTGCCGTCGTCGGCGCGCAGGATGCCGGCGATCTCACGGGAGGCTGAGTTATAGCCGCCCCTGACCTTGATTTGCTTGGTCAGCATCGAGATCCGCTCGGATGTCTCATCGAGGTCGGCCGCCAACCGCGCATAGAGGTCAAAGAAGGCGCGCGGGATCCGCGTGTCTGAGGTGCGGATAGCCAGCATCGGCACCGGGATTGGAAAAAAGCCCTCCAGGCTGAGGCTGTCGGGATCGACGCGCAGCACGACGCCGGTCGTCTCGCGGATGAACCAAATGATCTCGCGGGTTCTGCGCGACCAGATCTCCCAGACCATCGCTTTCTTGATGTGGTCGCCGAGCTTCTCGGCGCTCTTCATCGGCGAGCCGCCGCCGACCGCACTCTTTGCTGCGCTCTCTTCCGTCCATTTGTAGAGGTCGCCGAGCCTGCCCTTTTCGCGCATCAGCTCGTATTGCGGCGAGCCTTCAAACTCAGCCTCAAGCTGCTTTTCGGTGAACAGGTGGCGGAAGGCCACCCATTCGGTATCGGCCGCCTGCCGCACCGGATCGACGAGCAGATCCTCCCAGTAGACATATTCGTCGCCGACGCTCTCCCACACTTTGACCGGCTCGGTGGGCGGCGGCGCACCCGGTACACCGCCCTCGGGGAGCGGCGTGGCGCCGTCGCCGGCGGTGACGGGCTTGTCCTCCATGATCGGCTTCCACCGCACCCGGCAGACGCCCCGGCCCGGCAAAAGCACGTCCTTGACCGCCATCTTGACGGCCTCGCTCGAATGCTCGTCCTCGACCACCACTTCCAGCGCCTTTTCCATGACGCTGGCGGCGGTTTCGATCACGTCTTGCGGCGGCCGGTTGGGGGCGGCCTGCGGCAGCCCGGGCATCGGCGGCGGCGGCGCCCCGGGGATCGCCCCGAACGGGGTCGGCGGCGGTGGTGGGCCGGGATCGAACGGCGGCGGCGGTGGCGGCGCCATCGGATCGGGAGGGAACTCCCCGCCGGGCATTGGCGGAACCGGCGGGGGCCCCATTGCCGGCGGTCCCGCCATGGGAAGCGGTTCCGGCGGCAATCCTGGCGGTTCAATAGGCGCTCCAGGCGGCACCCCACCCTCGGGAGGCAACATGCCTGGAGCGGGCGCACCGGGGCCGGGCGGCAACATCGGTGCGCCGGGCGGCGCCACGCCGGGGGGAAGAAGTCCCGGCGGCGGCGCCATCGGCTGACTGACTTTGGTGAAGCGCGAGCGAACGACCGGAGCCGGCGGTTTCGAATAGATCGCCGGTAACATGACCTCCGTGTTTGCAAACAAAACGTTGAATGAAACGGGGCCGTCAGCAAGCCTGCCCTTTTTGCCGACGTTGCCGTCGTTGCGGTAGATCTGGATGATTTCCCGGCCGCGCTGCCGCCAATTGGCCTCGGCGCGCTCAGCGTCGTCCAAGCAGCCGATCCAATAGGCGCGATCGACCTCCTCGACCCCGCCATACTCGTCCGGCTTGGGGCTGCCCTTGTCGAGCAGGCGGATGTCCTGCTGGTCGGGCTTGCCGGCCGTGGCCGACTGCACTTCCGGCACGTTCGGAGTGTCGATCTCGGGATCGCGCGCCATCAGCCGTTCCTCAAGTTCCAGGGCGCATAGCGCAACCCGGGCCTGAAGACCGTCTCAGGCGGATTGGTCACCGGCAGCACATTGCCGGAGAATGCCGAGGTCGAACCGGGCGTCAGCGGCAATTGAGCCGGATCGGCATTGCCGATCAGTTGGCGGTTTTTGTTCTGCGACGAGATAAACGTCCCGGGGTTCTGAACAAAGCCCATCTCAGGCGCCCCAGGCACAGGGATCTGCCGCGACAGCACTTCCGGCACATCAGTGGCAAATGCTTCGGGGTCCTGCCGCGCGACCGGCGTCGGATCCATCAGATGGCGCTTGTGGAGAGCGTCCCAGTTGGAGACGTAAGGGGTCGGATAGCGATGGCCTTCCGGCGTGACAAATTGCTGCGTCAGCTCGGCCAGCGTCGGCGCCTGCTGCTGCTCGGGCGTGGCGATGTCGACATTGGTCGATTGGCGGCCATTAAAGCCCGGCATAGGAGAGCCGCCGCCCTGCATCAGCGGGCTCTGGCGCATGATCGCAGCGAGGATCTGGCGAGGATCCTGATCAGGCTGCAACGGTGCCGGCAATGGTCTAACCCCCCAACTCGTGGTGCCTGAAGACGTTGGCAATCAGCAGGGGATTACGATCTGCTTGGGTTACCACGGTCGCGCGGAACGGTCGAGACATGCAGGCGTAACGGAGCTCGTCGCATGCATGATCTTCCATATCTGAGTTCAAATCTTCGGGGTTGTTGTCATCGTGTTGCATAACCGGCAATGTGCGGATCAAATTCCGACAGGTTGAAAACACGAACAGCATCGGGTCGCCATCGGCGTCGCCCTTGAGCCTGGCGCGGACCTGATCCCAGCCGCCCATGCGCCGATCGCGGGTCACCCTGGTGTTGTCGGCGCGGCGGAAAATCACCCCATTGCGCGCCATGGTTTCGCCGATCGACGGACCGCTGACCACATTGAAGGCGGATGGGTCCATGACCCCGTAGTTGATCTCCTCTCGCCTTCCACTCGCTGCCGTTTCACGTGAAACGATGCCGGCCGCGACCTGCTCGGCGGTCAGCTTCAAGCCGATGTTCGGCTCCTTGCCGTTCCAGCCGTACCATTCCCGGTAGCGGATGATGGCATGGCGCGGCAGGCGCCGGCCGGCGTGGATGAAATCGTCCTGCACCACCACATACCAGCCGACCGAGAACGGCCGGGCGGAGCCCCAGTCCGCGGCCCGAAAGCGGGTCCAGTGCCACGGCAGAATGAACGGCTCCATGACGTGGCGGGCGGCGCTCCACTCCTCGAAAAAGGCGCCCTCGATGATCGACCAATCGCCTTCGAGCCACGCCTTGACGAGCTGCGGCGAGCCGACCGCCTTCAAGCGGTTGATGTAGTTCGGGTCGGCCTCCAGCAGCGCCGGATTGTCAGTCAGCAGCGCCGGGATAAAGGTCCGCTGGAGCCCGGTTTCATCGTCGGTGACGACCTTATACGGACCGTGATCGACGGCCCATTGCTTGACCCAGAGATGGCCGGGGCCGCCGGGGTTGCAGGTGCAGCGCATCTGACACTTGATCCCGGCGGTCGAGCGCAGCGTCGCCAACAGCCGCATGATCGGCGCCGGGGAGGAAAACTGGGTCAGCTCCTCGACATAGACGCGGGTCAGCGACCAGCCCTGATAGTGCTCGGCATCGCCCTCGTTTTCGAGGTAGGCCATGTAAAGCCGGGCGCCGGTCGTGAACTTGAAATAGGCGCCCTTTTCCTGCCATTTGGCAGCGTTGCCGTACATTCGTTCGGCGACCGCGACGCTGTCCTTCAGATCCTCGCGGGTTTTGCGGATCATCAAGCCGCGGGCGTTCTCGCCGAACCGCTCGGCGTGGATCCAGAACTCGCCGAGCGCCGAGAAGGTCTTGCCGCCGCCCCTGGCGCCGCCATAGACAACAATGTCGGTCGGGCACTTCAGATAGGCCGTCTGGGGCCCGGGCTGTGGGATAAAGCCGTGGCGGATCCTGACCGGCTTCTTGGCGCTCACTGCTGCGTCACTTCCTTCGGCGAAAATTGGTTCTTCCAGTCTTCCACCGACAGCTCGACCACCTTGGTCGGGTCGCTGGCCGGCTTATTGATCAGCGTCACCTCAAGCTGCTGCTTGTCGGTCGGATAAAGGTCGAGCAGCTTGGCGACCTGATCCATGGCCCGCACCGCGGCCATATATTGGTCGGCACGCATCGCATTGTTGTAGGTGTCCACGAGGTTGAGGATCACCTGATCCTTGTCGAGCGCCAGACTGTTCATGCGCTCGGCGCGCAGCACTGCAATCCGCTCGATCATCGGCGGCCATCGGAGCCACGTCTGCGAGGTCTGGGTGCCGCCGTCGTGCCGGGCGCCGCCGGCCAGGACGAAGGCGTCCTTGATCGAGCGGCCGGAGACGATCGCCGCGGCAAAGATGTCGTGGCGCGGCAGCCACCGCCGCTTGGTCGTCTTCTGGGTCTTGGCCGGCCGCGGTTCGCCCTTGACCGTCTCTCTAGTGGCTGTCACGGTGCACCTCGTGGATAGGAGGACATATGCGCAACCCTTTTGCCATGCTGCCGGGCGGCCGATGGATTTCGGCTGCGGAGGCCGTCGCCGATTTTCCTAGCCAGGACTACGGCTGCCCGCGTTGCGGCCAGAGATTGCAGCTAATGGTGTCAGCACGCAACCACCCGGGTTTTCCCCGCTTTATCCACTATCCGCACCAGGGCAATAATCGCT